GCCGGAGCGGACCACGCCGAAGCGATCGGCGGCCCAGACCTCGGTGCCGTCCGGCAGCAGATGCGCGCAGAGCGGATGGCGTTCGATGATCCGCCGCACAGCGCTGACCATCTTGGTCGCGAGCGCGTGGTCCGCCGCCAGCACGACGATCCGCGTGGAGGCGTCGCGTGAGAGCAGCCACGCGCAGAACAGGCCGATGATCGTGCTCTTGCCGCAGCCGCGGAAGGCCATCAGCAGCAGCCGCGTGTCGCCTGCGTCCACGCGGCCGTTCAGCCAGCGCGCGATCCGCAGATGCACGCGCGGCGTCTGCTGGGCCAGTCTGCGGTTCCAGATCCAGAGGAACGCGGCGAAGGCGACATCAGGCGGATGTGTCCGCGGCATCGGCCGGTCCTCCCTGGCCGACGGCGGCGTCCGCCTCGGCGATCAGCCCGCGCAGGTCGGGTGCCTCGTCCTTGCTGCCGAGCAGCTTCGCGACCTTCAACAGATGCTCGATATGCGCGAGCACGGCGCGGCAGGCCGCCTGGTGCGCGGCCAGCGCCTTCGCCTCCTCGGCATTCGCCGGCATGTCCAGCATGTCCATGTAGGCGATCAGGATGCGCTCGACGGCGCTGACGACATCGGCATGCGTCAGCAGCGGCGTCACGACTTCACCAGCCGCACGCGCACGGTGCCGCTGCCCAGGTCCACGGCAGCGGCGGTACGGTTCCACGCCGTGACGGTCACGGTGTCCGTCGCGCCGACCTGGCCGGAGAACAGCACGCCCGTCGTGGCGAGCGAGAAGGCCGCCTGCACGTGATCGCCCGGCCGCGCGCCCGCAAGCGGGACGTTGAGCTGGCTGGTCGCGCCCGCGGCGATCGAGGGCGGGTCCCAGGCCATCTCTCCCACCAGTTCCCGGCTGCCCGCCGGCACGAAGGGCGTGCCGTTGAGCAGCGCGGGGGATTGCTCGGGCGGGCTGAACAGGCGCAGCGCGCGCAGCACCGCACCGGAACCCGCGGCATAGACGCCGATGATCGCGTAGCCGACCCCGGCCGCGATGCGCAGGGATTGCAGCCGGCTGAGATTGGCGTCCGACAGGTCGGCCGTGGTCTCGAACCAGCGCGCGGTCGCGTTCCAGGCGACACTGCCGCCGGAGAAGCGGACCAGCGCGCCCGAGGTCAGCACCATCCCGCCCGCGTCGAAGCACTGCACGAACAGCCGCAGGCCGCTGCCGTCGGGGGCAAGCGCGAAGTCGCGGCAGTCGGCCGCGTTGACCGCGAAGCCGACCCCGCGGCCGGCTGCCATCGTCACCTCCGCCGCGCCGAGCGAGAAGCCATCGAGCGCACGCGCGGCGAGCGCGGCGATCGCGGTCGGCGCGCCGGACGGGTTGGTGGCCACGCAGGCCAGACCGTCGAACCCCGTCTCCGTCGCGGACCAGCGATAGGCCGCCGCGCGGAGGGACGGCACCGATCCGACCGGCCGCGTGGCCGCGATATGCGCGCCGGCCTGATGCAGCACCTGCACCACCGCGCCGACGCGCGTGGCCGTTTGCGTGTAGTCCACCTCCACGCGGTAGCCGTGCGTCGCGACATAGGCGAGTTCGTAGCGGTGATCCTGCGCACCCGCCGTATGCCGCGCGACATAGGGGCTGCATGCCTCCATCCGCCCCGCCAGCATCACCACGCCGCGGCTGTTCACCTCGGACAGGAACGGGATCGCCATGATGCCTTCGCCGACCGCGAGTTCGAAGTTCGGCGCCTCGAACACATGGCGGTTGTGCAGCATGTACGCGCCGGGCGCCGCGGAGAAGCGGATGGCGAAGCGATCGGCCGCCGCGTTCACGCCGCTGCCGATGCCGAAATGCCCGCCGATGTAGCGCACGGAGTTGTTCCAGCCGCCCACCGTGCCGGTGCGGATATCGAGACCGATGCGGTTGTTGACGATGCGGCCGAGCGTGATGGTCGTATCCTCGAACCCGCGCGCCTCCCCAAGCGTGCGCACGCCGATGGTGAAACCCTCCGCCTGGCGGATCTCGACCAGGCCGGCGTCGAGGTTGCGCAGCACCACGCCGATCTCCGCCTCGTCGGCCCAGAGGGATTGCAGCGCGCGGACCACGCGGATGCCCTGGTAGTGCTTCTCGCCATTGCGCGCCGTGCCGCCATCGCCCAGCGTCAGCGCGGCATAGCCCGCGCCTTCCGCCACGATGGTCCCGCGCATCAGCACGCCCGGCGCGGCACCGGGGACAGTGACCGGGCCGGTGATGCGGTAGGTGCCCTCGGGGATCTCCAGCACGCGCCCCTGGAAGGCGGCGGTGATGGCGGCGTTGTTCAGGGCCGCCGTGTCGTCGGCGACGCCATCGCCCGCAGCACCGTAGTCGCGCCGCGCGTTGACCATGCCGCTTTCGGGCGCGGGCGCGCTTTCGGTCGGGTAGATCGCAAGCCGCCCCGCGGCATCGAAGCCGAGCAGGCGGGAGGCGCGCGCCACCGGCACCGTGCCGATATCGGTGAAGTCATCCGCGGGCAGCCGCACCGCGCGCTGGGTCGCTTCCGCCACCTGCTGCAGGGCCGCGACCTGGTAATCCAGCTCATCGTTCAGCGTGCGTGCGCGCAGCACGCCGTTGTCCTGGAAATCGGTGGTGCGCGCGAGCGGCAGGTCGCGCCGCAGCGTAACGCGCGTGCCGGCACGCGGCGCCGCCGCGATCGTCACGCTGCCGCCGTCCGATTGGCCCGCGCCCGCGACGGTGTAGCCGCCGGACAGTGTCACCCCGTCCAGCAGCACTTCCAGGTCCGCGGCATCGAAGATCGGGAACGGATAGGTGAAGACGGCCTGCACGCCATCGGCGACGTACTGCACGCGCGGCGCGCGATCGCCGATCACGATGTGCTCGGTCATTTCTGTGCCTCAGTCGAGGAGGTTGCGCAGCGCGCCGCCGAAGCTGGTGGCGGAGCGGAGGAAGGGAACCAGGCTGCCGGTGTCGTCGAGCAGGCTGCGGCGGCCGGCGGCGAGGCGCGCCCGATAGGCCGCATCGTCCGCCGCCTGTGCCTCCGCGCTGTCGCGCGACAGGCCGGCGATCAGCGCATCGGTCGAGCCGCCGGCAGCACCGATGCCCGACGCGCCCGCGCGGGCACGGGCGGAGGCGATGGTGCGGCTCAGCGCCTCCTGCCGCTGGCGCTGCGTCTCGGCCTGCCGGGCCGCGGCCTGCTGCTGGCTCGCGGCGGCCTGCTGCCGCTGCGCCTGCTGCTGACGGACCTGCGAATACAGGCCGAGGCCCGCCGTCGCGATTCCGGCGATGGTGGAAAGCTGGGCCATCAGTTGGTGATCCTGATTGCGGTGGTGACGGAGAGCAGCGTCATGGGCAGCGGGTCGGCCCCCTCGATCCGCCACAGCGGCCGCGTCGCATCGCGACGCCAGCCCAGCGCGCGCAGGGTGATGTCGCCGGTCACGCGCGGCGGTGCTGCGTCGAGCAGGCCGGTATCGAGCCGGCGCAGCGGCACCGGCAGCATGCCGCGGCCGATATCCGCGGCGAGCGCCGCCGTCTCCAGCACGCGGAAATCGACGGAGACCAGCCGCAGCGGCGCGGACCGTGCGCCGTACTGGCCGGACAGCGCGGGCGGCAACGGTTCGATCACATGCGTGAACGGCAACCCCGCCTGCAACGTCAGGCAGGGCAGGTCCAGAACCACGCCGCCGGCGGAGACGGTCGCGCTGCCGCGCGGCGCGCCATCGGCAAGCAGCCCGACCGCGCGCCCGTTCAGATGATCCAGGCCGGCCCAGGTATCGCGCGGCGTGGGGGCGGCACCCGCGATACCCGCATCGAAGGCCATGGCCGGGTCGAAGCGCTCCAGCCGCGTGGTGCCGGCACGTTCGATCGCGGCATAGACGGTGCCCTCGATCTCCGCCACGGCGCGGAAGGCGCCGTCCGTCTCCTGCCGCGTCCAGGCCGTGACCTGCTCCGCGCGGTACAGGGTCAGCGTGGCGCAACTGCCGTCGTCCATCACCACGTGCAGCAGCCGCCGCGTCTGGTCATAGGCCATGGACACGGGCCGGCCGATGAGGTGGCGCGCGACGATGGCGAGGTCGTTGGCCTGATAGGCCTGCTGCACGTCGGTATAGGCGAACTCGTGCACCGCGCCGCCGGTGCGGGCGACGAAGATCGTGCTGCCGTCCACATCGACCGGCGCGATGGTGCGATCGACCGGGGAGCCGACGCGCGTCTGCCGGTTGAGCTGGATGTTGGCGGGCGTCAGCGGATCGCCGCTGACCATCCATTCGGCGCCGGAGGTGAAAACCTGGAGATGCCGGCCGGAGAACACCGCGCGGATCGCGTTCACCTGGTCGGAGACGAGCGCGAACTCGATCGACTCGTCATCCAGGCCGCTGCCCTGGTCGAAGTTGAACAGGTCGCCCGACTTCGACAGCCACAGCCGGTTCGGCAGGTCGCGCGATCCGCCGATCACCAGCCGGTCCTGATGGAAGCAGATCGCCACCGGCCAGCCGCGCACGGGGCTGAAGGCGGCTTCCTGCCAATCCGCGGTCGGGTCGGTGGAGGTCAGCTCCTGCACGACATCCGCGGTCGCGGTCTGGGCATCCGCGATCGCGGTCAGGGTCACGCTGCGGTCGCCGATGCGCAGGAACGTGCCGGCATGCAGCGGATCGAACACCGGGGCGGAGGCGGTCAGCGTGATGACGCCGGTGGCCGCACTCGGCTGCAACGTGATCTCGGGCGCGGCGAAACGATGAAAGGGACGCGGGTCGAGCGCCCAGTCGCTCAGCGTCCAGTCCGTGTGCGACGTGCGGGTGATGCGCTTGGGCGGCACCTCCGGATGCACGACCAGCAGCGTGTCGGCCGATTGCGTCACGCCGAGCAGCGGCAGGTGCGCCTGCGTCCAGGGCGTTGCGAAGCTCGCCACCGGCACGTCGCTCATGAACACCGTGCACAATTCGTGCGTCAGCGCGATCAGGTAGGTCTGCTCGGTGTTGAACTCGAAGGCGATCAGCCGTGCCGGGCCCGCGAGCATCGCCACATGGCGCAGCCCGGGCCTGCGCGTGACACCGCCGGTGGGCTGGATGAACACGTTGCGCAGGCGCCGCGCCCCGTTCTCATAGGCGCGCAGGTCCGAACGCCCATACAGTTCGGGCGCGAGTTCGCCGGCGGCGAAGCTCGCCTTTGTGCTGCGGGATGCGGCCATGGCTCAGCCCCGCGCCGCGACCAGAGAGAAATCCTCGATCGCGCGCGGCGTGTCCTGCTGGCTGTCGGTCAGCCGGGCCGCGCGCAGGTCGGTGTCCGCGAGCTTGAACAGAAGTTCGGCGCGGGAGGTGTTCTCGGTCAGCGGAATGCAGAACTCGGCCGCGAGGCGGGCGATCAGGGCGCCCGCGAAGAAGGGCGGGAACTCGGCTTCGTCGGGGCGGAAGATGTAGGTCAGCATCACCGCTTCCACATCCGCGTGCAGCCGGTTCTCCGCGATGCGGTAGGGCACGCCCTGGCCGCGGCCGGATGCGCCGGCCGACAGCGCGCGCAGGAAGTCGGCGGGCAACTGGAAGGCGTAGGCGTAGTCCGCCGCCGGCACGCCCACGAGGCGCGGCAGGGAGCGCTGCGCGGTCGCGAAGGTCCACGGATGCGCGGACAGCAGCGCGTCGCGCACGCTGGGATAGAGATTGGCCGCGACCTCGGCCTCGGCCGTGCCTTCGTCGAATCCGGCTATGGTCTGCGCGCCGATCTTCAGCAGCGCACGCGAGGAAAGCGCAAGCGCGGAAAGCGCCATCGGTCGGGCTCCTGGATAGAGGGGGGAAGGCAACGCCGCTCACTGCCCCTCTCCCCCGATACGGGGGAGAGGGTTGGGGGGAGGGGGCGGCGTCAGCTCAACGCGTCGGTCGTGACCGTCGCACCGGCCTCGGTCACGCACAGCACGCGCGCGCCGTCCGATGCCGTCACCATGATCATGTCGCCGGCGCTGACCATGTTCCCTGCGGCATCCAGGAAGCCCGCCTCACCGATCGTGGCGAGCGTGTCGTCGCCGCCGTTGTAGTGCCAGAGCGTGAAGCCGTTGGCATAGGCGAGCACGGAGAGATCGCGGATCGCGAAGGCCATCGGACTACTCCTTGCACCGCATGCGCACGATGCCGTCGCCGCTGATCAGCGCGGCACCCTGCGACATCATGTTGTTGACGAAATGCGCGGCGCGGTCGCCGTGCCAGGTGACATCGGTCTGCACATCCGCACCCGCCGCATGACCGATCGCGGTGCGGTGGTAGAAGTAGCAGTATCGCAACGCGCCGTTCCGGGTCAGGCCCGAATGCGGCATCCAGGTCGCACCCAGCCACTTCTTCGCCTGCGTGCCCTTCCAGGGCAGCTCGTCCGCGCCGACATAGTCGGCATTGGCGAACTCCCGGATCTGCAGCAGCTCGCTCCACTGCTTCCAGCCAACCACCGCGAAGCGCTGGCCATCGTCGGGCACGTCGAGCGTGCCGAGCGTCTCGAAGGCGAGCAGCACTTTCGCCTTGGTCAGCCCGTCATCGTCGGTGATGCCGGCACCCGTGCCGGTCGCCTCGCGCGCCGCGGTGTCCATGGCGGCGATGATCAGCTCATCGGTCTTGCGGCCCAGCGCGTAGGCACCGGCATTGGCGACCACGGCGCGCTCGTCATGCGCGACCTTCAGCTCGTCGAGCCGGTCGATCCAGTCGCCCGCGTAGTAGTCCTGCAGGAAGCATTCGACCTGGGCATGGTCGATGTTCATCACCGGCACGTAGCCGTGGCGCGCCTTGGTGCCGGCGATACCCGCGCCGACCTTGGGGAAGGACGTGGAGGCACCCTTGATGCCGGTCTTGGAGCGGACCGTGCTGCGCAGCTTGGAGCCGAGGCGCTGATAGGCCTCGTGGACCTCCGTCTGAAACTGCTTGACGAAGGCCTGGTCGATCGAGACGGACATGGATCCTCTCTTGGCGTCGGGATGTTGGGGGACGGCGTGCGGGGCTGGCCGTGCGCGCGGTTCCCCTCGCGGGCCGCATCGCAGGCCGCCGCGGACCCGAAGGGTTTCCCGCGGCGTATTCAGGGCGGGTGGGCAGCGAAGCCCCCCTCACCCCGACCCTCTCCCGCGCTTGCGGGAGACGGCCAGGGTGGGGGTCCTGCTTCAGCCTTCCTTGAACAGGCGGCGGAAGCCTTCGGTGACGCGACCGATGAAGGCGGGGTCACGCTGCTTCCAGTAGCGGGGGTCGCGCACCATCGCGCGCAGTTCCGCCTCCTCCATGCCCGGTGCCGCGTCAGCGCGGTCGAGCAGCGCCGGCTCGCCCTTGCGCATCATCTGCTCCAGCGCGAGCACGCCTTCGCTGGTGGTGGACAGCGCCGCGAACACCGGCGCGGGCAGGTTGGCGCGGCCCCAGGCGGCGATCTGCCGGGCAATGCGCCTGAACCGCTCCGGCCCGCCGAAATGCGCGACCAGGCGCTCGGCCTGGCGGTCCGCCTCGAACTGCGCCGCGGCTTCGGCGATCAGCGGCAGCAGGCGTTCGGCGGCAAGGTCATAGACAAGCTGCACCTGCGCCGGCGTGAAGCCCGCCTGATGCAGCCGCGCGTTGATCTCGGGATCCGGCCCGGTCAGCTCATGGCGCGGCGCGATCTCGTAATCCTCGGGCCGCTCGGGCACGCCGAGGGCGCGCAGGAAGCGCAGGCGGTCCTCCTCGGCCGCGTCGGGGCCCGGGATCGCGGGGCGCTGCGACAGCAGCTTCTCCAGCTCGCGATAGGATTTGAGCAGCGCATCGGCGCGGATCTGTCCGGCCGCGTCGTCCCAGAATTTCTCCGGCACATCGGCCGGGCGGGCCGATGCCTTGGTGTCGGCAGGCACGGCCGCCAGAAGATTGTCAGCCATCGCGAGCATTACTCCTGCGGGAGATTGGCCAGCAGCTCGGCCGGGGCGCCGAGCGTGCGGGCGAGGTATCGGGCCGCGGCCGGGACATCGATCAGCCCCGCCGCGTCGGGCCCGAGGGCGGCCACCGCCTGCAGCCACAGCAGCGCGGGTTCCGCCGCCGCCCGCGCCTCGACCTGGGCGAGGGGCGAGCGGTAGCGCAGGCTGACCCGCCGCCCGTCCCGCACCAGCGCGGGGATTTCCCCGCGCCGGCCGAGGATGGCGAGGCAGCGGCCGATCAGCGGCGTCAGCAGCTCGGTCTGGAGGCGGCCATAGGTCGCGCCCAGCAGCCGCGCGGTCTCCACGCTGCGCTCCATGACCTCGGTCGCGGTCATCCGCGCATCGGCGGGCGGCGCGAGGCGGTCGGCCAGCAGCGCGTTGCGGATGCGTCCGCGCAGATCGTCGAGCACGAGTTGCGACACGTCGAACCGGCCGGGCGGGGCGAGCGGCGTCAGCCCCTGGGAGCCGACCGCCTTGGGGATGATCGCGCCCGGCACCAGCCGCACATTGGCCGGGTTCAGCACGCCGTCATCGTCGGCCTGCCAGATGCCGGTGACGGCGATGGAGGCGTTCTTCAGCACCAGCTCCACCACCTTCTGGGCGGTGCGGATATCCGGCAGCGCCTTCATCACCGGGCCGCGGCCATAGGTCTCGCCCGGCGCCTTCAGCCAGCGGAAGGCGATGAACGGGCTTTCCGAGAAACAGCCCTCGGCGAGCAGGGTCGGGGGCGCATCGTCCGGCGCCAGCACGGCCATGAAGCGGATGGCGTCGCGGTCCGGCCAGGTCGCCTCGATCACCGGCAGCAGGGCGGGT